TTAAACTTATTTGAGGGTTATTATATTTAAAGTAGATATTTATTTTAAATTATTTAATTAAATAATTAATTTCAAACTATATTTTAATATTACATTAAAATATATACTAGTATTATCCTTAAATAAATGTGAGTGTTTATAAATTAAAAAATTCAAAAGATATTTTAAAAGTCTTAAACTTATTTGACGGTTATTATATTTAAAGTAGATATTTATTTTTAATTATTTAATTTAATTATTTAAAGTAATTATATTTATTTTTTAATTTTTTTTCATTTATTTAATTAATCAATATTAATCATCATTATAAATATTTATGAATAAATAACTAACAAAGCATATACTAATCCAGGTATATAAAAGAGTAATGTAAGAAAAATACATACAATTATATTAAGCCATCCAGTTAAGCCCATATCCATAAATACACCTATTGGAGGACATAATATAGTTCCTAGAACAACACTAAAAGGAACCGTATTACTATTCGTTAAATAACATTTTTTACCTTTATTTTTATTTAAGTTTTTAAAATATTTACTTTCTCTATCATTTTTTGTAAGTCCAGATTGGTCCCATCCCCAAAATCCTTGCATCCATGTTCCCATTAAATTAACAGAAAATGATAATAGTGTCATAAATATATCTACAGGTATTCTACAAATTGCTAATACTAATATAATTAATGTATTAAAAAAATCTCCAAGAAAATTAAGAGGATTTAATAAATCTACTACTACCCATAATATAAATTGTAATAACCACCAAGTTAACATTGCCAACCAAATAACTAGATTTAATAACTTAACAAATAACTCACCAATATCTTCAAAAGGTGCTATTATTGGTTTAAAAATAATATTAATAATAGCATCAACAGCATCCATTAATCCTGGAATACCACCTTTAACTTTGTATAAACATTTAATAGTATTAAACACATTATTTATAATTTTTTTATTATAATTATTATCAATAATAATATCATTAACAAAAGTTTGATATTTTATTAATTTATTATTATGAATAAAATAATAGTGATTTATATTTTGTTTTAAATTATGTTTATCAGTATCTGAAAGAGTTTGAATAAATACATCTAATAATGTTAGATTAACATTATTTATATTATTGTTCACATTATTTATATTATTGTTAACATTATTTATATTATTGTTCACATTATTTTTCACATTATTTATATAATTTTTATTATTATATATATGATTATAAATATATGTCTTATTATCAAATTCTAATAAAAATTTAACCATTATAAAAAAATTATTATTAGTTAATATTTATGAATATATTTAATGTTATAAAATAAAATTATAGTTTAAGCAAATAATAAATAAGTTAAGCAAATAAATATTTATCTAATTTACTAATTTCAGTAAGTTTATCTAGACTTTCGACATTAATTTTTTTTTGTTTAGCAAGATGTTCTTTTTCAGCTTGTAATTTTAAGTGTTGTTGTTGTTTTTTTATTTTTTCTAATTCTTCATAATTTTCAGGTTTCATATAATTATTTTCAACAACGACATTCATTAATTTATTATTTGTATTATTATCTATGACTTGTTGAGATTTTAAATTAACGATTATTTTATCAAACCCTAATAAATTTTGAAATAATAATTCAGGTCTATCTATTAAAGGTATAACATAATCAATGGTTTCAGTTATATAGAGTATAGACCATATTATATAATTTTGTTTTCTTTTTATTGATGAGGGTGTAAAATTATTAATATAGAGACCCCATAGATTTTGTATTTGTTTATTCCATTCGGAAGTTGTAGTATAAGAACATTTTAACTTGGCAATTTTATTTATGACCTCCCAAATTAACCATAATATATCTTTAAAATATTTAGCATCTATACCTTGAATAGGTCTTAAAGCACATTCATATTTACCATATTTTTTAGAATTAATTTTCTCCCATTCAATAATCCAACTTAACCAATATAATGTTTTATTACTATTTTTATTATACATATGATAAGCCATTTCATTTATAGCAATACGTATTTCACTTGGGTCTTCATCTTGTATAATTGTTTCTATTAGTTTATTATTTTTTGCTTCTAATTTGGATTTAAATATATCAATAATAAATTCATTTTTCTTTATTTTTGGTAAAGTATATAGTTTATGTTTTCTAGACAATACTAATACAGAAATCATTTCAGCAAGTAATAATCTAATAGTAGGATGATTACGTAATAATAATACATTTTCTTTATCATATTTTTTATTATTTATAATTGTTTCCCATTGATAATTTTTATTATATAAAAATTCAGGTAATTTTGGATTATAGATGTTAATAGATTTACTTGCTAGAGATAATAATTTATTCCATAATGGCGTAATAAGACCTGAAAGAAAAAGTTGTAGTGCCCAATGTAATGCTGGTTCTATTTTATCTTCAAAGATTGCTTTTTCTAATGCTGAACTTACTCTATTAATATTATAACCACCAAATGTTTGATTTTTAAAGTCTTTTAATGTTCTACTATCCATAATTTTACAGGTGTCTGATAGTGTAGGGATATTTAAATCTAGTGATACTGTTTTTGATATATCATTTTTATTTATGGAAGTCATAGTATATTTAGATGTTGTAATAGACATTTTTAAAGTATTTTTAGTTTTTACTTAAACTTAAATTTATATTACTTATTTATTTACCATTGTAAAACGAAATTATATAATTAAATTTAATTTTTTAATATTTTTAATATAAAATATAAAAATAGAATAATATAATGGGATTATCCTTAAATAAATGAGCGTGGTTTATATATTATAAGTATAGTTTATTTAGTTAATAATATAATGTATAATTTAATTTGCACTAAAATTAATTACATATTTTTTAATTTAAACAAAATTACTTATTTATTAAGTTAGAATACTGTTTTTCTATCTTATATTGATATATATATATATATATAAGATTAAAAAGTTAAAGCGACACACAATACTTATATTAATGTTTATAAAACTTATATGCTTTCAAACCTAATTTATAAAACCAAACTGAAATAGAGAAAGTAATTAGTGTATAGTGCCTTGATATAGTAGTAATTTAAATATTATAAATTTTACAGAAGGAACACAACATATACTAGGACGCAAGTCAATAATAAAAGAACTTAACCGTTATTGTATAGTATATATTTTAATGTAATATTAAAATATAGTTTGAAATTAAGTATTTAATTAAATTAAATAATTAAAAATAAATATATACTTTAAATATAATAACCTTCAAATAAGTTCAAGGCTTGTAAAAGCTCTTTTGGGTTTATCAATTTATAAACACTCTCGTTTATTTAAGGATAAGCCTAATATAAATAATTAATTATATAGTCAATATATAGACATAAAAAATAAATCATAAAACATAAAATTTAAATAAATAGAATAAAAAAATGACTGTTGGTGCTTTATTACAAATTGAATATGGGAATACTGACCGTATGGCGTTTTTAACGCTTAACCCACAAATTACACATTTTAAATCAGTGTATAGAAAATATACGAATTTTGCTACTGAATTTATAACAGTTCAACCAACGACAGATAATGATCTGTCTTGGGATAGTGAAAAAACAGTAGAATTTACAATACCTCGTGATGGTGATGCTATAAAAGATATGTATTTAACATTTGAATTACCAGATATTTATTCTAATTCAACCTATCAATTTCAATGGATTAAACGTATTGGTGAATATATTGTAAAAGAAGTATCTATACAATTAGATACAAATCAAAATTTAGATAAACATTATGCTGAATGGCTTCATGCTTATAGTGAATTAAATTATAAAGAAGGTAAAAAAGATGGTTATTATAGAATGATAGGTCATGTGCCTGAATTATATAATCCTGCGAATGCTCCTGGAAATAATGGAACTTATCCTTCCACTGCTTATGCTCCTTCTATTATAAATAGAAAAGTGTATTTACCTCTTATTTTTTGGTTTAATAAATATGCGTCGCTTAGTTTTCCATTAATAGCAACACAAAGGTCAGAATTAAAAGTAAGATTTTTATTAAGACGCTTAAGTGAATTATACACTATTATTGACCCGTCATCAGGTTATAGAATTAAACCAACAACAGTAAGTCATTATATAGGTAATTTTTTTTCACCATCAACAACAGATAATGGTTTGGTGATTACCCCACGTTTAGAAATAAATAATATATTTTTAGATAATGAAGAAAGAAAACGTTTTGCTATAACATCACACGATTATTTAATAACTCAAGTTCAAAAAATAGAAGAAACTTATAAACAAAATAATATACAAGTGGATTTAAAAAATATTAATAAACCAGTATCACAAATTGTATTTATGATACGTAGGACAGATATGGAAGAAGTCAATGAATGGTCTAATTTTACAAATTGGAATCAAGAAACAATACCACCTTATTCTAATGGTTATTTTAACCCACACGGTTCATCATTAACAATTGATGATACTACTATAAAATATTATAAAACATCTAATTTATTAAAATCAGCAACATTTAAAATACAAGGTAATGAACTTACAACAGGTAATGTTAGTAATAATGATACACCTAAAACATCTCGTATTAATGGTAAAGATTCTGTATTTTATAATTTACTGGAAAATTTTAATTCTAATAATAATATGCCAAAAGAAGGTATATATACATATTCTTTTGCTTTAGATAATTCAGATATACAACCAACAGGTGCTATTAATATGTCTTCATTAGATAATAAAAAACTAGATTTAATATTAACCGAATTAAAATCAACTGGTTATACTACACCTAGTTCACCTTATAATTATAATGTATTTGTATTTGCAGTTAATTATGATATATTGTCTATTATGGGAGGTATCGGTGGTCTCAAATACGCAAATTAGATTATTTTTATTCTATTTCATTCTAGATACATCTTTTTTATTTTTACTTTTTATTTTTTATAATTTATAAATATAGTTTAATAATTTTATAAAACTATTTTGTAAAAATTTATTAGGCTTATGCTTAAATAAACGGGTGTGTTTATTAATTGAAACATTACCTAAAACATTTTTCAAATATTTATATGCTGATAAAGGTTATAATTCTATTAAATTAAAAACAAGACTATTAAATAGTCACCATATAAATTTAATATATCCATATAAACAAAACCAAATAGATAAAAATACAATAGAAGATAAACGAGGACTACAAAATAGAATGAGAGTAGAACATGTTAATAACTTTTTAAAACAAAATAAATCATTAAATACCAGATATGAAAAACATATTTTAAAATTTGAAGGTTTAGTATATCTAGGTTGTTTAAATTAGATTTACAATTATGTTTCGCGCGTTTTATAAATTTTAAATTTTAATTATATTTATAAAAGGTATATTTTTAAAAATATTTTTAAATAATAGTTAATCATAGTATCAATTATTAGATTAGAAATAAATTTTGAAATAATATATTATTAAATAATAATATAAACATAATTTTATTTTCAAAATAAAATTTAAATTATATTATATTTA